GCGATTTCTGCTTGCTCGTTTGTCACAATCCCGAGTCTTCGTGCTTCTTCACGTAAATCCTTAATAGTATCTTTCTCACTTGATAAAACTGGGATTAGTTCCGTTCCGATTTTTTCACCAAAGAACTTATTAGCAACGCCGACTCTTAAACTTGCGTCCTCAACACCAGCCAAAGCTTCTCTTATAGTTTCAAATGCCTCATCAGTATTTTTACTTTTTAAGTCGTCTACCGTAAGACCAATTTGCGCTAAGCTATCCGCAACTTTATCACCATTACCAGTAGCGATTTCACCAAGGATACCATTGACTTTTATAAACGCCTTATTTAGGCTTTCTGTGGAACTTCCCATGATTTGGGCAGTGTGACTCCATTCCTGTAAACTCTCTGCGCTAAGCCCAAGTTTTATGGCGGTATCACCAATGGTGTCGGCTGTATAAGCTGACTTAACTGCAAGGGCACTTAATGCAGTCACGGCACCTAAAACAGGTGCAGTAATACTTTTAGTTAAGGTGCCACCAAGTTTCGCTAAGTTATCAAACTTTGCGTTACCTAGCTCTTTAATTTTTGATTGTGTCCTTGTTAACTCGTTATTGAGTCTTGCGATTTCTGTTTCGGTATAAGTTGCACTTCGTTTAAGTTTGTTATACTCGCTTTCACTCATCGCACCAATCTTCACTGCTTCTTTTGCTTGTTCTAACTGTGCGTTTTGATTAACTAGCTTCTTCTTTGTATCTTCTAATACGCCATTGAGTTTTGATTGCTTATCTTTCCAGAGGTCCAAGTTACCAGAATCGTATCTTAGGTTTTTGTTAATGGCGTTTAAGTCTTTTTGCTGTTCCTTAAGATTTGAATTAATATCTTTTAAATCTTGGTCTAAATCCTTGCCATCAAGGCCAAGTTTTATATTTATTCCTTTGATTGTTTCTGCCATGACTTACCACCTCCTTTGTGCATAAAAAAAGCACTTAGTCAGTGCTTTCATTTAATATTTCTTTTGTTGGATCATAAGTGCGTAACTCTCTATCTTCGTAGTCTTCGCTGGGATCAAAACTCATATTATTTTTAAGAAAGTAATGATTAATCAAACCTTTTAACACCAGTATCGGATATATTACGTTAGTTTTACCAAAATGCTTGCCCATCTTATATCCAAACCATGATCCAAATGTTATTGAAATAAACACTATTAGTACATCAATACCAGTTATATTAATTTGATCAAGAGCTGCAAAAATCAACATAATATTAATAGTCAAGAAAATGGTCCAGATGTGATGCTTCAGTGTGAGTTTTCTAGGATCATAATTAATATCAATAGAACGGTAATAGTCTGATGTAGTCTTGTAATATAAATTCCTAAATGAATGTTGTAATGTATCTTTTTCATCCTTAAAATCTTTACTATTCACATGACTTGATATAAATTCAACTAATTTAGACACGCATTTACTTCTTTTGGCATAAAATATTTGATTTATTATTACTTTTTCATCGTTGTAGGTGTTTTTCATTACTAATATATAGCCCACAACAAAAAATTGAAATGCATAAAAAATAAAAATATAACCATGAAAATCGCCTAAACTTGATATGTTACTTCTCTCAGCAAACCATGGAACTCTTATTGTTATTTCAACCAATAGCGTTGGTATTAGCAAATATATATTAGAAAAAACAGATATTAATTTTCTCGGTTTGTCCACATAATCTAAATACATCATCAGCACCCCCATATGAAAATGCTAGCAAAATTCTTTGATTTTTACAATCTTTACATAAAGAATCTATCAATATCTACTTGTGAACCATATCTAATATCTGATTTAGAGAATGTTTCTACTTCAAGTTCTATAAGTTCAAAGTAGGTCTCTAAATCAATGTACTTGGAATCCTCAATCGATAGATTAAGGTGAGCCAGATTAAAGATAACAGATGATGTTACACTTACTTTTGAACTGGCTCTATTTGAACTGTGGGGAAGTTGTACTGTCTCCTAATGTTCCAAGCATTAAGGTGATTGTTGAAGTAAGTGCTTCTAACTCATCTTGATTAGTTAAGACACTAAAATCGAGTGCCATTAAAAATTCGTCGTACGTTTTTTTACTAAATGGTCGATGTAGAATGTAAATAATTTTGAAGATCGTTCCAATGATCAATGAGAAGTCTTCTTCTTGGCCACTCTTAACTGTTTCTAGTTTTTTAATATCTGAAAACAGTTCACTGCCAAACACATTTTTATATTCAATAATGGTAAATAAGGAGGAATGAAGTTTAACTTCATTGCCTCCTAATTTTATGGTCTTCTCCATATTACGAGCCTACCGTTAAACTTGGGATAACCGGTGTGCTAGTTAAGAAACTTTGATAGTTATCATTTACCGGATAACTAATCGTTCTCATGATTAGGTCATTCCCGCTTTCGATTGGACGTGCAGTAATATTGAGAGTAATTGCGTTTGCTTCAATCGAGTCAGCTTTCGTTTTACTTCCATCTGCAATTGGTGTTGCTGTACACAAGAAATACCATATACGTCGTGCATGGATATCGCCTTGGATTTCATAACCTAATGCAAAAGTTTTTGTCTCATTATTGATGACTTCTACTAAATTACCATGAGCATCAGTTTTAAAACCAAAGACATCCTTTTTGAATTCATCATCAATTTCTGAGAACTTAAGTGTCACAGTGGTACCTGCATTACCAACGAGTGTTGCGATAACCTTATCATCGGCATACACTTGTGTGGATCCGCCGATTGCTTCGGTTGTTATTTCTTGTGCACCGATCAGTCTTTTCGGTTGTGAAAATGTCCACGCATTGCCTTCACCGACTGTTGCCATACTATAATGGACATTCGTTAAACCAAATGTTACTTTATTGCTCATACGTTTACCTCCTGTTTGATTTCATATATTCTTGTAATGCTGCCTTCAGGACTTACAAACTCAGAAAGCAGTGTATATCGATAATCATTATCCGTCAGCTTTTTTTCGAGTTTCTCTTCAATATCTAAATCTTTGTGCTCAGTAACAAGCGTCACTTGAAAGGTTATGCTTTTTAATAATGATTGGTTGTCTCCATAAAAAATAGTGTTTCTATATTGCTCTTGATAAACAATAAAAGGGACTTTATCACTAGGATTTTTCACTGAGTTGTTTGTTCCATAGAACACATCACACTCAGTGATTTCCTTTAGTGAGTTATAAAGTTTTTTTATGACTTTTTTCATGATGTGCCTCGCTCAATAATCTTTTTGATTTCATCTAGCATTTCTGGTGTGAATCTATCAAATGCAGGTCTCATAAACGCGCGTGCAGGGATAAACTTGCCGTTTCTATGCTTAAACCCAAACTCGATAAAATGAATCATGCGTCCTTTTGTTTTCGAGTAAATAACAACCGTTTTATCAATACCTTCACCTAAGGTTGCTGTTGTGAACGTATCAGCCATGGCATTTCTTCTACCACTTCGAGGTGCATTTTTAATCACATAATCAAGGACTTTTGCTGCTGTTTTATCAAGTAATGACTCAAGTTCTTTTTTTACCTCATTTGAGTATTCATTAATGATATCCATAATTTCATTTGATAGCTTATCTAGTGTGGCCAATGAGATCGCCTTCTTTAATCTTTGTCTCTACAAGGTATAGTTCGATGAACTGACCTTTAAGGTATTTTCTTTCGATTTTATAGACAACATCGCCTATCATTGCATGCTTGCTACCATCATATAAAATGCTTTGAACTTTAAGTGCCAGATCGACTTTCGTATTTAAACTCTTACTTTCATAAAACTCTTTTGAGGTCACTGAGAAATTAATCCCAATGACCTCTTTAGAGTTAGTTATTACAAGCTGTTTCTGCCCGATACCATCACTCACATAGTTTGTTTGGAGTAATCGCAATCGTGTGTTTGGTGAGTTAGGAAACACTGACAATACCACCTTTCGATAATATCAGTTGTCTTAGCAACATCTCAAAAGCCTTAGGTAGCTCTTTGACACTTCCATCGTTCTTGAAGCCATAAAACGTTTTGCAATAAATGACAACCAGAGTTTCGACAGTTTTATTACTTTCATTGACTAACGATGGATCTAATCCGGTGCTAATGATTAGTTCTTTGCATGCTTCAATGTATGCATTTAACTCACTATCGGCATACTGTTCAGTAACAGGAATCAGCAATGCCTTTTTGACTGTTTCTAACAACACCAAAATCACTCCTTATCTACGCGGCTTTTTTCTTAATTCTTAGGAAGCCGTTGTACCCGACAACATTTCCACCTGTAAACACTGA